TTGTAACGGTTCACACGCTGCGGTTTCCTAACACGCTTACGGCCACCCATGTCGGCAATCCGTCCTTTCCGTTTACGATGGCGTCGTATTCGGCGGGCAGCACGACCGACCTCAGCGTTTACTGCGGATCCTTTGCCGGCTTCATTGAGGGACAGAAGGTTTTGCACGGACCGCGCTATTCCTACGTCAACACCCTCACGACGGTTGGTGCCACCAACTATCAGGCGTTGTTCACCATCAGGAATACCCGTTACTTCGGCGGGCGGACCAACCAGTCGGTTATCAATCTGCTTTCCGTGTCCGGTGCGCTGAAGCATACGCAACCTTGCATCTTCTACCTCATCAAGAACGGGGAGCTTGCCGGCACGCCCAGCTTTGCGGCGTTTACGTCGGGCAGTTGCTCGACGTGGGACACGGCTGCAACCACGGTGACGTTTTCGGACAACTCGCAGCTTCTTTGGACCGGGCACTTGGGCGAGACGGGCGACATCGACCACCACTTCACCAACGGTGAGACTTCCGGTGAAATCACGCTGCAACCTGGCGAGTGGATTACGTTGGCAGCCAAAGCCTCAACCGGAACTCCTGCTTACGTAACCGGCTCCATCAACACCAGAGAGGACCAGTAATGCCTTCCGTTAATCAAATTGGTCCGCTGGACAGCATGGCACGCACGAGCGGAGACGCATCCTTTTTCCGGCTGAACAACCGGCTTGGCAGCGATCAGCTCAAGCCGGGCGAGGTTTCCAATAGCGAGAATGGCCGCATGGACCTCGACGGCGCATGGCAGCCGCGCAAGGGCATGGAGGTATTTGGCTCCATCCTTACCACCACGGAGGCCACACTCCAAGCCGGCCCCATAGACTTCCTGTGGGTTGTTGATGAGTATCAGGCTGATTTGAGTTTTTTGGTTGTTTCACCAACGCCGGTTTCGGTTAGTTCGGCGACTCGTGTCGGCGCCGTTGTCACAATCACCACATCCAGCGCCCACGGAATAGCATCAACCGCGGTTGTCTACGTCGATGGACTTTCCGGGACCGCGACGGTAAACGGAAACCGCGTCGTGAAGGTAACCGGAGCAAGTGAGCTTCAGGTTTACCTACCCGGCGCCACCGGCAGCGAAACCTACTCCGGCAGCGGAACGGTCGACGCGGCCCGCCTTGCCGGCGAGGTAGTGCTTGGTGTTTACGGTAGTTGCCGCTTTTCCGATCCCTCGGATAGCAACGCGGAATACATCATCCGTGCCACGAATTACAAGGCCATCGCAACATCGGTCGCTGACGGCACGGAAACCGACATCGCCTACCCGTCGGGTATTACGATTACATCCGACGTTGAGCTTATCCAGTGCTTCGACCGCGTGATTATGTTCATCGGGGGAAGCACGGCGCTTGAGTGGGACGGCGATCTTTCCGGCACTCCGGCCTTTACCCGAGTAGCCAATGGCGCTTACACGCAGCCAACCTACTACAACACGGCAAGCAACACGGTGATTGCCGATGGCGTCGTTACGGTTAGCGAGGCTTCCCACGGGCTTTCCGTTGGCGACAAAATTTACGTGGTTGAGAACGGCTCGACGGAACTCCTACAAGGGCAGGAAACCGATTCCGGCTACACGGTTGCTACCGTTCCGACATCCGGCAGCTTCACCTTCTACGCCGAGATACCCGACCACGCTGCAACCTCCGTCGTTTACACGAAGAAGATTAGCGTTGGCACGGGCTACACCCACATGCCCGCCCCTGCGTGGGGAACTTACCACCAGCGTCGCCTTTGGGTGCCGTATGCCTACACGATGGCCGGCAGCTCGGGAGCATCCCCCACCATCACGGCCCGCAACGTCTCGGACGAAATCATCGCCTCCGACATCCTCGACAGTGACACCTATGATCGGCTTCAAAATCAATTCCGTATCACCGCCGGAACTGCGGACTACGTTGTGGCTCTTGAGCCTTTCGCTGAGGACAACCTTCTGGCGTTCAATCGGAACTCGATTCACCTTCTGTCTGGCGTTTCTGGGTCGATTGCTGACGTGTCTGTAAGGCTCATCACGTCTGAGGTTGGCTGCGTTGCCCGCAAGTCCATCGTTCAGGTGGGCAATCAGGTGCTTTTCCTGTCGGACAACGGCGTCTACTCCGCCAACTTCGGCGACCTTTACAACCTGCGCGGGGCGGGCGTTCCTCTGTCTGAGCCCATCCAGGCCACCATCAACCGGATCAACCGGGACTACGCCTACAAGGCGGTTGGTGCCTACTACAACAATCGCTATTACCTTGCGGTTCCTTTGGACGCAAATACGACCAATAGCACTATCCTTGTTTACAACTTTCTAAACCAAGGGTGGGAAAGCATTGATTCGGTAGGCTCAGAGGGCTTCAACGTCACCAACTTCATTCCGGCCTCCAACGGGGGGTTGAACAACCTCTACGCAATCAGCCTTGGCGGTGCAATTCATAGGCTGGAAGTGCGTGAGGACGGGAATGACATTCTCTCGCTTTATGGCGGCATCACAGCAGCCACCTACTACGTCCCGTCTACTGTTTCCACGCGCGCCTTCAATGCCGATACGGCGGAGCGTAAGAAGTGGAGCCGTTTGGAGCTGCATCTTGAGTCTTCAAGCTCGGAGGCTAGCAACGCAACCCTATCTGTTGACGTAAGAAACCCCGATTCCACCACGTCGGTTGGCACGGTTGAAAGCATCTATGGCTCATTGCTTGCGCCGGATGAAGACGCAAGCCTGCGTGCTAGAATCGGAAACAAGCGCGGTTACAGTGCCAAGGTGGTTTTTTCGCCGACAGCAGGCCGCCCACGCCTTCGTGCCGTGAGTCTGACCTCCACACTGACCAACACTTCCGTAGTAAACGCAGCGTAACATGGCAATTCTTGCATCAGGCACTACTTGGGCCGCTGGTTCCGAGCTTTCGGCTACCAATCTCAACGCTGCGGTAAACTCGGCCACGTTTGCGTCAGGTGCGGTAGATGACAGCACGACGCAGCTTTCTGGCGGTGCAATCATCGTCAAGGACGGCGGCATTACGGCTGCCAAGCTCTCTTCCGGTGGCCCCACATGGTCGAGCGGAACAACGACCACTACTAACCTGACCGCCACATCTGCCGTGACTGGGGCCATCGGAAACTTTGGCAGCCTTGGCGCAACCTCGACCACCTCAATCTATGAGGTAATTGAAAACATTTCCACAAGCGGTTCTGCGCTTACGGGAACCGTTAATTTCGATTTTCTTACGTCTGCCGTAAACTACTACACGGCCAATGCTGCGGCAAACTGGACGTTGAATGTTCGTGGTAGCAGCAGCACGACGCTAAACTCCGTTCTAGGCAATGAGGACAGCGTAACCATTGTAGTCTTGGCTACGCAGGGCAGCACGGCCTACTACCACTCTGCGCTTACCATCGACGGCTCGGCGCAGACGGTGAAATGGGCAGGGGGCTCCGCCCCGTCGGCTGGTAACGCGTCCTCCATCGACGCCTATACCTTCACCATCATCAAAACCGCCTCGGCAACCTACACCGTGCTTGGCAGCCAAACCCGCTACGCTTAATGCAATCCAGTGGGGAATCGACAACTACGGGGATTTCTTCGGGAAGCTCCACGGTTACTATCTTCAGCACGGCTACGCTTACTCAGAGCCCGGCATCCTTCTGCTTTACCGCCCCTGCAAGCGAGACGACCCCGCAAAGTGGGTTGAACTTGCAGACGCGGACTGCTGGTGGATCGAGTTGGCTTACGGATTGGGTGCAATGGAACGGCTGGTCACACTTGTCCCCCGCCGACTTGCGTGGGTTGGGTTTCAGCGCGGCCTAAGAGGTTTTGAAACACCAAGGTTCTACAAAACGCATCAATTCCTGAGATATGTCCGCTCCTAGAGTCAATTTGCCGGCAACTCCGGCGGCCCCGAACGCGGTTGACGCGGGTAGCGCCATTTCCAGCTACATGCAGGGAATCGCCAACCCTGCGTTGCAGAACCTGATTATCAACGCGGAGGGCACGTATTCCCCGCAGTATCAGGCGAACCAGCAGCGTAACATCCAGAACGCCTTGCTTGGCGTTGCTCCGGGCACGGAAGGCGGCTTCTATGGCTCGCTGGATTTGCAGGACATGGCGGCGCGGCGTGCGGCTGCGCTCAACCAGTCGCTCCAGACGCAGCAGAATCAGTTCAACATTGATACGCTTGGGACGCAGGGTGGGGCGGCCTTTCAGGCGTTTGCCGGGGCCAATCCCTATCTCTCGCAGGCGCTCGGGCAGGCTTCCGGCCTTGGCGGTCGGCAGGTCAGCGGCTATTTGAACGCGGCGGGGGATGCGGCCATGCAGGCGCCCCAGTTTGCCAACATCCAGCCTACGCAGGTTCAGGCTCCGGGTGGCAGCGGCTACATGCAGGTAAGCGCCAACCAGATTCAGTCCGGCGGCACGCTTACCCCCGAGCGCATTGCGGCCCAGCAAATCGCTGCTCAGCAGGTTGGGGCGGGTCAGGTGGGTTCCGGTGCGCTTGGCAACCAGCTTTACCAGCAGGCCCTTCAGAATCAGGCCATGTCCCCGCTGTCGCAGGCTTTGCAGGCGCAGGGGTTGCGTATGGCGCAGGCTCCGGGTCAGCTTACGCCGGACGAGATGCGGGCGGCTACGCAAGGCAGCCGTGAGCAATTTGCGCAGGCCGGTCGCCTCGGCGATAATGCGTCGATCTTCGGCGAAGCCTCCGCCAGAATTGGGGCTTCTCGGGAACGCCAGATGCAGGACTTGGCCGGTGCCCAAGGCATCAACCAACAGCTTCTCGGTGCCCAGCAGGCGGGGCAGCAGCTTGCCACGAACGTCTTGGCGACGGACATCCAGCGCCAGCAGGCGAACGTGGGCACGGCGTTGCAGGCTGCGCTTGCCAATCAGGGGGCCAACCTTCAGGCGGGACAGTCCAACCAGCAGTCGGCTTTGCAGGCGGCTTTGGCCAACCAGCAAACCGGCTTCAACGCGCAGCAATTCAACATCACCAATGCGCAGGAAGTCCAACGGCTCAACCAGCAGGCGAACCTCCAAGCAGCCCTTGCGAACCAAGGTGCTTACGCTCAGAGCTACCAGTTTGGGGCCGGGCAGAATATGCAGGCGCAGCTTGCGAACCAGCAAGCGGGGCTGAACGCCAACCAGTTCAACACGCAGTTCAACGCCAACCAAGCCCAGCAGCGGTTTGGCAATCTCCTTGGCGTTACCGGCATGGAGCAGAACATGCTCGGGGCGGACCGGAGCTATGCGCTTGGTTTGGGCGGCTTGCAACAGGGCGCTACGGGAGCGGCTTTGGGGCTTCTCAACCAGCCGTCTTCGGCTATGGCCTACGGCTCGCAGTTCTTGGGTAATGCCCAGCAGAACGCGACGGGCATCGGTCCCCAGTTGTTCGATCCGAATGCCGGCATCAACCTTGCCCTTCAGAACAACGCTAACCTCGCCAACTACAACGCCTCCATCTACGGGGCGCAGGCCGGTGCGGCGGGTGCGCAGGCGCAAGCCCGTGGCCAGTTCTACGGCGGCATCTTCCAAGGCATCGGCTCGGCAATCGGCGGGAGGGGCTAACGTATGGCATTTCAACGCGGTTCAGCGGTAAACCCGGCGCTTGGCCGGACGGACTTCACGCCCTTCCTTCAGGGCAGCCTTGCGGGCAGCCAGATGGCGGCTCAAGGGGCTGCGGCTATGGGGCAAGGCGTCGGTGCGCTGGCGCAAGGTGCGGCGCAAGGCATCCGCTCCTACTACGACAACAAGAAGAAGAAGGAAGAGGAGCAGTCGGCGGCTACGTTCCTTGAGGGTATTGCCATGAAGAACCCGCAGATGGCCCAAGCAATCGGGCTTTCTCCGGGTGAGGACGGCAAGTTTGATCCTGCGGCAATCAAGGCAGCCATCAAGGGGGCTGGCGGTCCGGCGCAGGCAATCAAGCTCGGCTTGTCCATTCAGGAGCAGCAGGCTCAGGCTGAACAGCAGCGCCAGCAACAGGCGATGGTTGCCCAGCAAATGCAAGCAGCCCAGCAGAAGGCTGCGGCGGAGGCTGCGGCTGCGCAGCGTCAGCAAATGGTTACTGCGGGCGCCAATGCCGTTGCGCTTGGCGGCAGCGCGCCGTCCTACTATACGAACGCTATGGCCAACGAGGCTACGCTTGCCGGTCAAGAGCGTGCGGCCAAGCTGGCCAAGTTGCAGCAAGAGGCAGCCCCGCCCGCGCCTCCCGCCCCCAATGTAGGGGTTGGCCGGCTTTACGACCCCGCTACCGGCTCGGCTAGGGTCATTCCGGGTGGCGTGGCTGACGCTGAGCAGCAGGAAAAAGCGTTGGCGCTTCAGAAGGAGCAGGAAGAACTCAAGGCCCGTGGCGAAGCCGCCAAGCAAACCCTTGCGCAAACCCAGGTTCTCATCCGTGAGGCCATCGCCCTTCAGCGTTCGGAAGGCGGAAACATCGGCGGTCAGGTATCCGGTGCGTTGCCCAACATGATGCGTGGGTTTACGGAGTCCGGCGACAAGCTCGATGCTTTGGACGCTCTGTATGAGCGCATCAATGCCCGCAACACGGTGAGCAATGTTGAACAACTGGTTTCCGACTCTCCGAAGGGTAAGAATCCGTTTGCACCTCTGTCCAACAAGGAAGTGGACATCATTGCCGGCACGAGTGGCAACCTGAAGGTGAGCCGCGACGAGAAGGTGCAGGTCAAGACGTTGATGGACCTAGACGAGTTCATCTCCAAGAAGCTCGGTGTTGAGCCGCTGAAGGCTGCGCAGGGCAAGGTGCGTAATGCTCCTAAAACGCTCAAGGGGCCGACTTCCGGTGCCCTTAAGTGGGACCCCGCTAGCGGCACGCTGACCCGATAATGCCACTTGTAAATCATCCCAAGGTAGGGCCGATTGAGTTTCCCGATGAAATGTCGGAGGCTGACATCGTTTCTGCGCTCAAGAAGATTGATGCGGACATAGCCGCCCAGCAGACTACCCAGCAAGCTACCACGCAAGACGTTCAGCCGTCCGAACCGCCTCCGGTGCCGGAAATGGTGCCTATGGCTCCGGGCGTGGGCCAAACGCTAAAGGAAAGCGCGATGCTGGCCCTTTCCGGTGGGGCCTTCATGGAGCCCTTCCGCAAGCGGGAGAAGGCCCTTGAAAAAGAGCGGTCTGTTACCGCTTCTAACCTCCAAGCCCAGCTCGGACTTGCCGAGCCCGTTGGTCTGCAAGAAAGGGGCCCGGGAGTGGCCGATAGGTTCATGCAGTCGTTGTCTCCCAACGCGGAGGCTACGCGGGCCTATTACGAGAAGCGTCCGGGTGGCGGCTTCATCCCACTTTCCAAGGACAATGGCCTTGTCCGCGTTGTTGGTGCCGACGGCAAGCCGGAGTGGGTTCTGAATAATCCGTATGGCTTTTCGAAGGGCGACATAGCGGCTATGGTTGCGCAAATCCCGCAGCTTGCGGCTGGTGCTGCCGCCGCCTTTTACGCTAAGGGTGTTTCCCCGGCGGTAGCGGGTGCGGCTGCCTCCAACTTGGTTGGTGCGGCCACTGACGTTGCCTTCCTTGCTCTCAACGACCAGCCCATCGACTCAACTGAAATTCTGAAGCGTCGTGGGATCAATACGGCGGTTGAGTCGGCTGCCGGTGTGGTTGGTGAGCGTGCGCTTCCGGTTGCCGGAAACTACTTCAGGACGAGAGGTATTCCGTTTCTGAAGGACAGTCCCTTGCAGGCGGTGAAGAAGGAAGCGCAGAAGGAGGCCCTTGCCGCCGAGCGTTTCCTGAAGAAGCAGGGCGTAAACGTGCCCGTTGCCGGACAGGTTGGGCAGGCGGTGCGTGAACTTGGAACGACCAAGGGAACGTCGGAAGAAGCCGGCAATACGATTGCTCGCGCGTTTACGGCCGCCGATCGCAATCTGACGGACTACCAGATGCGGGAGGCTGGCCGCATGGCGGAGGAGCTGGCCAACCGCTCCCATGGCGCCTTGGACAAGGCTACCACTGCGGCTACTGCTCCGGTTGAGGATGCGGCTGGCGCAGCGATTGGGTCCGCCCGCGAAATGATTCAGGTCGCCCGGGCGGAGGCTGGTGCCATGTTTGAGCGGGCATTTGCTCAGATTGACAAGGACATCATCTCAACGCCCGGACTTACCCAAAACTTCGTAAAACTGGAGAAGTCCGGTGCGCTAATTCAAGAGGTAAAAGACAATCTCCTGAAGATGGCCGGACCGGACGGCGTGGTGGACAGTCCGCTCTATGCGCCAATGCTTTCCACGCTAAGAACCCTTGAGGGTTCGGTTGGCATTGGCCAGAGGCTGGCTGCGGTTCGCAATTTGCGTTCCGAAATTGGCGAACGTATTCATGGCGCCAAGGGCGGCGAGGTCTTTCCGGGCTTGCTTGAAAAGCAGGCAAGGCGTCTTTACGGCGCTCTGAGCGATGATATTGACAACTCTATTGCAAAGGTTGGCGGCCAAGGCGGTGCCATGCTCAAGGCTGCAAACGCCAATTACAAGCAGCTCGTTGGCAAGGTGGAGGAAAGCCAGTTCTTCAACGACCTGCTTTCCGGCAGCTACGAAAACCCCTACGCCTTGCTGAGTGCGCTTGGGAACAAGAATGTAGTCGGCCCGGCGGAGTGGCGCTTGCTGCAAAGCTCCATTGATCCCCAGTCGTTTGCCGGCATACGCAAGGCCCTGGCCAATACGCTTCAGGACTCGTCTATGGTTCGCATCGGCGGGCGTGAGTTCAACGACATTTCCGTAATGTCGGACAACCTGCGCAAGCTCCCGGCTGAAATCAAGGACAGCATCTTCGGGGGAAGCTCCGCTTGGCAGTCCATCGAGGAAGCAGGCAAGCAATTCGCCTTCCTGAAGCAGAAGAAGGGCATCTTTGGATCTCCTGCCCTTCCCACCAAGGAAGAACTTATCGAGGCTGCCCAAATCGCCCAGACCGAGGGTTGGACGAAGGGTAATAACCCGATGACAAAGGCGATGGCGTTTGCCAACAAGCGCCTCAGCAACCTTGCTTCCGGCATCGTCTCCCAGATGCGAACGGGCAATACCCGTATCGCCGTTGAGAACCCCGATGCCTTCTTTGAAAGCGTGGTTCTTTCGGGTAACTACTCGCCGGACTACCTGAAGCACTTGATGGGCAAGTTGTCGCCTCAAGAGCGCGACATCATCGGCAATGCAGCTTGGCAGCGTATCTTCGACCGCGCCAAGCCGGAAGCCTCTTTCTTTGCCAATGGCGAGCTTCAGAAAGCCTCCACGCAATACGAATACGACAAGATTGCGAAGACGCTCCTTGGTGAAGGCCCCAAGCTGGGCTCAAAGGCCCAGCAGGACGCCATCCGTGTCGTCATTGGCGACCGACGCTTCAAAAACGCCGAGGCGCTTGTCAAATACCAGTATGCGCTGGCCCTTGAAACTGCGGCTCAGAACAGAAACGCTCAGGACGTAAGGAAGCTGATTTCCAAGGCGTATTTCCCCAACCTTTTTGCTGCCCAAACGGCGGCTATGGTTATGGACAAGGCAAGCACGGGCTTGCTTCTGCGTGAGGCCAATCCCGCCATGCTTAGGGCCTTCTCCACATTCCAAGAGAGTTTCGGCAACCCTCGGGCTACCCGCGTTACGCTGCAATCGCTTGGCCTTACTTCTTCCAAGCTGACGCAAGCCAAGCTGGACTCGCTTTGGTCCAGCTACGCGGACATGCTAGAAGGGCTTACGGAAGAACAGCAGCTGGCTATAAACAACTACCTCACGGGGCGGGAGTAGTTTTCTTAAAAAAGAAGCAGTGTTCGCAGGGATGGTTGTAAAGCCCAATTTGCAGGTGCCACCTCATCCACTCAAATGAGATCCAGCGGCAGCCTGGATACCCCCAGCATCCCGGCTCGTATCCGCATACTATCGCAGGCGTTATCGCCAAGCCACAGGTGGCAAATCCCTTTACGGAAATCCTGCGGATAAAGCGATGGAGCCAGCATCGGCCGCTTGGTGCGTTGCTTGGGTCTGTTTTCATTCACTTATCTGCGTTCGCCTTTGATGGCTTGTGGCATTTGCATTGAGAGCAAACGGATGCTGTAATACTGTGCTCATGAACAAATACGTGAGGGGGCAGCTTTAGCTTCAAATGGCGAAGGTATGTGCAGAACGGGTGTGCAATTTTACTTGCATGTCGATTGGCATTGAACTGGCACGTCTCGGCCTTGGTTTTCATTTATTTATCGGCGTTCGCTCTTACTGGCTTCTTTTCTTTCGCCTTAACCATAACAGAGTCAAGCAGAGGATAGCCATTGCTGCCCCGTAGGCTGCCGGCTCCGGCGTCGGGTGAATCTTGCCTTTTCGCTTCTCGTAGGGCTGCCATGCGTCTTGCGTAGTGCTTGTATTTGTCTGCTGGAGTGATGCCAACGTATTCAGGCGTAAGACGCCAGCGCCAGCAACCCCGCCCGTCGGAATCGGACCCGTGCCAGCGGTCGGCTTGGCCCGTAGCATGGAGATAGCGTAGTTCACGGGAGGCAAGGGATCGGAATATGCCTCCGCGCTTCCTGCACCAGTCTTCGTTGGAAAACCACTCGGGACCAAGCTCACTTACGCTTCTCCACGAGCGGTCGGTAAAACGTCGTTTCTTGGCCATTGTTCGCCTTGTAGGTTTGGGCTTCCATGAAGCCGCTGGTTACGAGCGATTCGGCTTTTCGTCGGGCCGCATGGCAGGAGCATTCCCAACGCTTTGCCAGTTGCTCCCGATGGAGCCAGCCTTCCGGGGCTTTCGTGGAAGACTTGACAATGAGGTCGATTTCTGACCAAGGGTCTTTGTTTTTCATGTCTTAGTAGTGTTTGAACTCTGTCGGGTAGCAGAACCGTCCATCAATGGATCGGACTTGGAAAATGGTGTAGCTGCCGTCCTCATAAATTTCCCCAACGGCCCAGCCGTGAGCCCAACGTAGTTTCCCCGTCTTGCTCTTGGCGTAGTCCATGTCGAGGCTGCAAAGGCAGCCAATGCCGCGAGCCTCCCGCTGCTCCAGTCCTGGAGTCTGGTAAACGTCGATGCTATGGGTATGGCCGTAGACGACGTTGCCGTAAACGCGGGCGTGTTGGGCGGCGGAGCTTACGCCGGTATGGAAGCCATGAACCACGCAAAGATGGCCGAGCTTAAGCACGCCAAGGCGGGCATCGTAGTCGTAAATCCGGGCTTTGTTCTCGTGGGCGGTCTTGGCTATGTCCTGCACCATTCGCTCGCCCAAATCGCGTCTAACCGCATCGGGCGACTCGCGCAGCATGTGGGGGCGGATGTCGTGGTTGCCGAGCAACAGGTGGTTGCTGTTGCCACCCTTGAAGAACTTGGCAGCAAACTCACGGCCAGCGTCGAAGTCGTCCCGCATGGAAAGCGCACGCTCGTCTTCGGAGGCTCCTCGCCGGATGGCAGCAAAGTCCCAAAGATCGCCGGCAAAGACGCGGATTTGGGGCTTGAAGTCCTTGATGCAGGCAAGGACCGCTTGAGCCGCTTTGGAGTCGGCGTGCTGTCCGTGCAAGTCTGAAGCAATTATGAAACGCATTTGGTCTGTTTCTTGGCTTCCTGACGAATCAGGCGTTGTTCTTCAGTGATGGCCTTATGACACTTGGCCTTGCAAATTGCTCGGTATCCGTCGGCTTCGACGAAAAGCCGGGCAATAAATGTGTCCCAGCCTTGAAAACCCACCGCTGGATCGACCACGGGCTGAATGTGGTCCAGATGAATCCCTTTTGGGCCGCTAACCGCTCCGCATAGCTCACAGCGATAGCGGCCATAGCCGATGCGTGCTCGGCGTAGAGCCGTGTGCTTGGGTCCCCAGCGATGGGAGGCGCCACGAAGCGCGGAGGTGATGAATGACTTGAATCGAGCTGGCGTCCATTTGCCGTCATTGTGTGGGGTAGGGGGCTTTACGCGCGGCATAGGCTCAGATAAGGCCGGCGGCTTTCAGATTGGCCGCGCTTTCGGCAAACACCTTCAGCCGCTCAAGCTGTTTGAACAGATGAACGGAGTCCGGTTGCTCTTTGTTCAAGTGGTTGTTGATGTCGCCGGCAAGGTATTCGCCGATTGATTTGATGTCTTCCTTCATGGCTTTGCTAATGGTGTTCGCCGTATTCACAGTTTCAGTCCCTTTCGTTCCTCTTCAAAAGCGGTTATGGGCCGATTGAACCACATGGTCAGCTTATCACGGCCTTCACCACGACCCTTGGCTTGAAGGATGTTCGTGTAAACTCGGCGCAAATCTCCATCGTTCAGGTCTTGGGTGCTGCCGTCCGGCAATCCGGTAGGGGCATGGATAAATATCACTCTGTCCGCATCTTGTTCGACATTCCCAGAGTTGTGAACTATGACCCCGTTGGCTACGAAGTTGTGATGCTCGGGCACAACCCGATCAAACACCGGACCGCCGGCCGCGCGCTCAATCTTACGCGGCTTGTCCCAGAATACGTCATCTCCGACAAGGCTTTGGATGTGCTCATTCATCATGCCTCTGTCCATGAGGTTCGCCCAAACCCGCATCAAGTCATCGTAGGAGATGCGCTTGCCTTGAAAGCGATAGCCGATTTGGGCATGGGTGAGTCCGTAGCGTTTCCTGATTGAGTCAACGAGCCGACCAACGCCTACGCTGAAGCGAGATCCGGCGATGTTGCTGGTCCGGGTTGAATCAACCTGACGCAGCAAGTCGCCCTTGCGGCCAATAAGCGGGATTTTGGTGGCAAACCGCGCCACTTCTTCGGCTACGCGTATAGAAACCTTGAAGCAGGGATGCTTTGCCCTTTTGCCCATGTATCCGGGCTCAATACTGGCATAGATGCCAAGGCGAAGGAGTGCCCAAACAACCTGCCATGCCATGTGCTCCGATGTGGTGGAAAAGGAGAGGCACGGGCGGGGCTTGAGCATGACGCACCCGTCCGTCTCCCAAAGGCCGGCGATAAGCTCGGCAAGACTTTGGTTGTCGGCCGTCTCGCAGAACCACTGCGGGATGCGTTTTTCCCATGAACGGCGTCCCCACATGTCATTTTTCCGCATCCAGTTCGTCGCCGGATTCCCAAGGGATGTGCGAACAGGGTGCTTGGTAATGTCAAACTGCTGGACCTTTTTGCACTTGTGGCGGTGGGGTTTGGGGCAGAATCCGAATAGCGCGTTTGTCTGGTTGCAGAACTCCTCGGCAACAACCTGGCATGAGGTGATGAACGAGGGCGACTGGCTGCCTACGCCAGACCCGTTGCCAAGCATCCACCCCATCCAGCGGCTTACGTGGAAGTATTCGCAGTTGCGGGGGGCGGGGATACGGCGGGCGCAGGCGATGGCGCTTTCCTTTGTGACGGCTTCGGCAAGCGTCCAGCCGTTGTCCGTCTTGATGGCGTGTCTCGGCGTGCAGGTGATGGTGCGACCACTCTGGAGCGTTATCCGAATCATTTCCGGCGCAGCCTCTCGGGGTGCATTTCGGCTTTCAGAGGCAACAAGCCGTCCGTCCATAGACAATCCGACGGTGGCGATGGGCGCCTCGGTGTTGCGCCAGATGCCTTGGCTGTTGAAGACGTAGGTGTCCTTTACGGAAAGGCACTCGCGGATGTCAGAAAGGCGAGGCTCGCGGTCTTCCTTCTCAACCCCTCGGCTAACCTGAACCAAGAGAAGCACGGGGATCTTCAAGTCAACGGCAATGTCCTTCAGTGCCATACTGAACCGGCCTATGGCTATGTCCCGCGTTTCCCCCCGCTCCTGCTGCGGATCGTAGCGTTGCAGGTAGTCCACGATGATGGCCCGAATGGGCATAAGCTGCCGGCAAGCCTGAACGCGGGCCATAAGCTGTGAAAGCGTCCGGTCCTTGTCAAAAGCTAGGATGTTCGGGTTGCGTGACACGGAAGCCAAGGCGTCGTCAAACTCGTCCATGTCCTTGTCATGGAGCTTACGGTTGCGGTATTCCTTCCATGACTTGCCGGAAAGTGCTTGGGCAAACAACACTGGAAGCCCTTCTACGGGCATTTCCCTTGAAAATAAGAGGATTTTGCCGCCCTTGGACCATTCCCATGCCACTTGGCGGGCAACGCTGCTCTTTCCGCATCCAGGACGGGCTCCAAGCACCAGCAGTTCGCCGGCCTTGGCCCGCCCGAAACGGTTGTCCCAGTCTTGCCACCCCCACGAGATACCTTGATCTTCCTCGGTTAGCGGCTCGGAGCCCCGGATTCGGACGCATTGAGCCTGCGCCCCGACCGCCGCTTCGTTCAGCGTCAGGGCCTTTTGGGCGGCGTGCTGGATGGACAGGATGCGGTGGGTTTCGGAAACGAAGTCCTCGACGCTGCCGGAGTAGGCCAACGCCTTCTCGGCGGTGCGGGTGGCCGCCCCGTGAAGCTCACGGAGCACGTAAAGCTCACGCAGCCGGGCAATCCAGTAGTCGAGGTTCTTGCTGATGTCCTGACCGCTGGAGACGGCGGTAAGGGCCTCGTATCCGCCAATCTCTTCCAGTTTGCCGGCCTTTTTAAGCTCCTCGGCTAGCACGGCAAGCTCAACGGGGTGTCCTTGCTTGTGCAGCCAGCAAATTGACTTCCAGACCTTCTGGCAAACCGCGTCGTAGAAGACTTCCGGGGTAATTTTACCCTCGAAGCATTTGCAGAGGGCAGGAGCGCCGTCCAAGAGGACGTGCGTTATGAGGGCGCGTTCGCCTTCTTCGGAATGAGGCAGGGTTGTCTTAGTTTTGGTCATTTATTTCGTTTATCCTGAATGAAGTTTTCGCAGGCTCCGTCCTTGTCCAGATTCGGAACAAAGAACACGGTTGCCCCCTCGTCCATAGCTCCAATGCGCCGAAGGCATGTGCTGCCTTTGACGCACTCGTCGTTCCAGCAGCGTGTAAAGTCAAGCGGAAGGCCGCTTGATGGGCCTGCTCGCCGCACAACTGCCGGCTTCTCTTCCTGCTTGGGCTTACGTTTAGCCACGGGGATCGTATTTATGCGTCTGGCGCCACAGCTCAAGACACGCCTTGAAGGCAGCCCAGCCCTTGCGCAGCTCGTTGTGGTCGTAAATCAGCGTCTCGATGCGCCCCGGCTCCGTCGTCGAGACGTAGATATTGCGTCCCTCGGCGTGACAAGGGATGTCGTCCAGGTCCTTTCCGTGGTAGGCCATCCAGTAGGCCGCAATTTGGGCAGCATGTCCCTGCTTCGGCACCATCTTCTTCTTCTCAGTGGTTTTGGTTGTCTTCCAGTCGGCAACCCCGAGAACCTGACCGCCCTCCCGTTCGTAGGGTAAATCGGTTGTGCCGGCGTAGCCGTCCTTCAGTCGGACAACTCGGGCCTCCATGGCCATGATGTTCAGGCCGTTAAGCTCCTTCAGGGCAGCCTCAACAATCGGGCTTGGATCAATCATCTTGCCGCCCCACTCAATCGGCTCGCGGGAGTAGTCGCCGTCTTTGAGCTTCGACTCGATGAGTCCGTGGAACGTGGTGCCGGTAGACATGGCAACCTCCCATTCGGCCAAGGCTGCCTTTTTCACCTCTGAAATAAAGGCTTCCGTCCCGCCCCATTCATTGTAGGGCGTAATACGGGCCGTTGCAATGAGGAGGCGCTCGCGGGCTCGCGCAAGACCTTCGTTGCCCCATACGTGGACAACCGAGCTTACAGAAGGCTTGAGCCCCCATTTGCGAGCTTCACGAAGGCCCGTGGGCTTTTCGTTTCCTTTGTCGTCGGTGTATGTGTGGCAGGCTTCGCCTGTTTTGGAATACCAATGTGACATAAATGAGTTAGCTTTCAGACTTTCAAAGTTGTCCGAACTCCTTGTTATGCTTAGCGAGCGAAGCCTGATAGTGCTTATCAATGATCGCCGCGTAGTCCGGGCTCTGAAATCTTCCGGCTCCGTAAGAGCGTATCCACCCATCGCCCAAACCGGCGGCGTAGTAAGCTACGCGCTCATTCTCGGCGCGAAGAGCCTCGGAAATTTCGCGCGCCGCACAGGATCGCCAATCGTCGTAGGGTATGTTCATAAATGCATAACAAGAGGCTAGAGACAACGCCGACGTGGCTCAGGGAGAATGCGGAGCCGAGGGGCGGCGTGTCTCACCCTCGACGTTAGGCGATTTCATCTGGTTTCCATCCGAGAGCCGAAAGAACGAAGTCATAGCCCGATTCGGTTTCGATTCCGTTTACTGCACACTTTAAGTTTCGGCCACCGAAGGAAGAAGCCTCTACCGATTTCACCGCGTCTTTGCGGATTGCGAGCAGTCCGCCGCCCTTCGTCCTGAACTGAAGGACGCCCAACAAGGTGCTAGAGCCAACGCTCGGGACCTGAGCTGTGTTTTCAGCGTTCATTGAGGGTCCTCAAAAAAGCCCGAGCATCGTCCGCAACGCTTTCCTGCTCCTGGCACTCGGGGCCGGGGAAGTAGCGCATGAAGTCCGCAATTATGGCTTCTGCATCCCTTACTCGGGCGCGTGCCTCAAGCAGTTCGTTGCGCAGTCGGATGGACTCGGCGAGATACTCGTTCATGCCTGTTTCCTCCGCAGCATGTAACGCTTAATCGTATTAGGCCAGACGAAATCATCCATCTTCTTGCTCAACTGCCAAGGAGACAGATCCGGCCAGCGCGCAATGGCAGCCTCGATTTTCTGCTCCAGAACCGAAAGCGGACGCGGAGACTTCCCGTAACATTTGGAGAGGCCGATGGACTGGGAGGGCTTGGCCTTCACCACCACGACGAAGTTGGTCTTCTCCAACCCTTCCATTTTGGCCTCGAACCAGCGCATAAAGCTGGAGTCGGCAGACTCATCCAAGCACCTGGCTGCGGTTTTGCTAATCATGTTTCCTTTCTGTGTTTGTTCTTACTGAAATTGAAACAGGGTGCTTCATTTGCTCAAGCCCAGCCACGTTTCTAAGCGTATGCCTACGCCTCCTGCCGTGGGTTTAGTGGACCTGCCGGGACTTCAACCCGGACCCTGTGTTTTGCTATCCGAGGGGACACCCCTCAACTGTCAGTGTTCGCTTTTATTCCTAAAGCTCACGGGCGTTCCAGTCTTTAAGCGCCGCTAGCTGCGCATCATCTCCGCCAAAGCTGACATATGCCCAATCAACACCCAAATTGGATTTGCGCACCCACTCAATCCATTGCTTGCGTTTCTCTGCTTGGATATTTGACGTTTCCCAGCCTGCCCGACTGCCATCCGGGGCCATCAAGAAGGAGGTAAATGCGTTCGCGTTGCTTTTGACTATCTCCGAACAGGGAAGTCCAAGCTCAATGGCTTTTTCACGGGCTGTAAAAGTGTCATGTCTTCCTCCAATCTTGGTATCATCCTGCCCGGTTACAATTATGCTTTGATGTCGTATGTATCCCATAAAAGAGTATGCGGCGTCCTAGGTTTAGACGAAAGAGCGCACCATGCCACCCCTGCGGGAACGGCCCGCATTTCCGCAAGTTGTTAGGCTGCTTATTCCCCGCCCATCTTCACCCCAGCCGCCGCATCCGTCCGAGCCTTGAACTCGGCGGAGGCCCGAATCTTATCGGCAATCCATTCCGGCATGTAGCTCGGGATGTCGATAGGTCCGCCAGGCGGGATGGTGAAGGTGATGGTTTCACGGGCCGGCGCCACCGCCTGCATACCCTTGGCCAGCGGGACAACCGAGTCCAGGTTGGCATACACCACACTCGGATCGCTCTGACTCGGGCTGTGAACCACGTTGGCTTGCCCGTTCTTCCCAATCAGGGCTCGCAGGTCAAAGCCGGCTTTCGGCTTCTCCCCCAGCCAGCCCGACAGGAACTTGAACAGGGTAGCTTTCTCGTTCAAACTGATGGCGAAGGAGCGGTTGATGACCCGCCGCTCTTCCTTGCCGTCAAACACCTTGGTTTCATGAGGCAGCTCGAACAGAAGCACAACCTTGCGCTTGTCGGGATGGGCCGGATTGGCCGACTTTTGCGTTCCGATGTCTACGACGCCAAACAGGACTACTTGGTGGAGCCCACGCGGAACGGGGTCGGACTTCTTTTTCGATTCGGTTAGGATTAGTGAACACATGGTTGGTTTTTGGTTTTAGTAATCTGCCGCAAGGGCAGAAATTGGGCTTGGGGCGGTATTTTGATTAAGCAGATCGCGCTTGAATTTTTCAAGCATTAAAACCGCGGTTTGAATGCACGCGAAATTGTTCTGCATTTTAACGCCATTCCTTTGGCATGACACCCTAAAGAATCTCCGTCCATTCCTGAACATCTCAGTTATGCCGATAGGCAAATCCCGACTTCGTCCGCACTTTCTGTGGCGGTTTTGGCTGTTTACTGCGCAACTGACATCGCGAAGATTTATCCAGCGGTTGTCTGTTCTTACTCCGTTGATATGGTCAATTTGCTCCTTGGGCCATTTGCCGGTCTGCATGAGCCATGCAATTCTGTGCACGGGGATTTGTCGCATCTTTGGCATTCGGACGCGCAAATACCCATCCCCGTCCAACCAGCCCGCCGGTTCACCCACTCCACGACTAGTAATTCCGGCCCCATTGCTGCGCATAATGGGAGCTGTTCTTTTTAGAATCCCCGTTTCGGGATCGTAGCTAAAAAGCTCTTTGGCTAACTTGTAATCATCCAATTCACTCATTCTACTCATGGTTGTTCGCCTTTAACATTGATTTACTAACACTCCAATCACTTTCTCCGCCCTACCGTCGCTGGTGCCGGTGCATAGCGGAGTTTCCTGGGCCGTAAAGCCAAGAAAAACTACGATTTGCCGAGAGCTGATTCATGGATGGGACCTCCACCGCACTTTCGATTGAACCCGTCGCTGTATGCCGTCTGCTGTCGCCTCGTATCCCGACCTAGGGTCCTGAAACTCCGTGAAAGGGGAGCACCTAGGATTTTTGGTTCAATCTAGCTCTGCTGACTGTTGAGCCGCTTAAAGCCCCCAAGTGCTTTGTAGCTTAACGCAGCCTTGGGTTCTGCGTGGGCCAAAAGAAAAGGCCCAGTGGGGAGATCGGAGTTTCACGCCACTGGGCCATCGGTCGGGGCGATTAAGCCTACCGAAATGGATTGTTGCGCGGCTCCGATACCGCTTGATTGAGAGAACTAAGAATACAGCACACTCTTGCAAGCCCAAAACAGCACTTTCCCTCAAATTCTAGCCGTTTTGAGCAACTATCCGACCACGAGCCAGTTTAGCTTCCAATCGTGCCTTATTTGCCGCAGGAGGGCATCCAGCCCAGACCCGTGCTTGAACCTTACTTCTTTTCCAAACCGGGTTACGACGATGGAGTTCCTGCGCTCGCCCTGGCGTATTTCAAACTGATAGCCCATGCCGGCTAGGCAGTCCTCAACCCGAATTATGCGCAGGACGGTATTTGGGTCGGGAGGTCGGATTGGTGCCCCGTTAAACTGGGCAAGATCCTTACGTCGGGTTTCACGTCCAGACCTTAAATTCTCGATGCCCCTTTGCTTATTTCCGTAGATTCTCATGAGAATTGCATATCACATTGTTGGGCGAAGAAAGAGCCGCGATGATCGCGCGGAGATTCCCGGCGTCGCGGTGGCCGTCGATACCGCTGCCGGGAATTGCTGCCTGTTGGCGCGGCGTGAGCAGTCCGTCTGCGGCCTCGGCATATTGGCGTAGGAACGAGCGCTGGTTTTCCAGCCTGCGTCGCGCTTCGTGGATGACGAAAGCGCTGGCTTCCTCGGCGTATTGCCGGTGTCCAGCTTCGAGGATGTCAAGGCTCTTGAGTAGGTCGTCGAACCCGCCCAACAAGTCGCTAGAGCCAACGTCGTGTGCCGTCTCGGTTTTAGTGTCTGTTTTTATTTGAGTATTCCTTTCGCTGTTAGTGTTCGCCGCTACTCCGTGGCTCATCTCGGCGTTCGCCAAAGTCTGCGAGCGCCAGTTGTTATCGAAGTCCGAGCAGGCGTGTTCGGGCGTCTTGCCGAAGCCCGCGACCCCATCTTGCAGGTTCTCGCCGTAGAGCGCGCACCATTGGTTTCCGTCCGGGAAGACTCGCGGGCGCATAATAGCGTGCGGGGCTTGGAGTGCGTATTGCGTTTCCTGAAACGCTTGGCGCTGTTCGTAGAACGTGTGGACGATGTTTAGTTGGCTTTGTTCGGATAGCATAGGTTTCGTGAGTTTAAGAGTGGCGAACCAGCCGTAGAGACAACGGCGATGGCGTCAGGGGTTTAGTCGTGGCGTTGTCCTCGCCGTGTCTCACTGGGCATGTTCGGCTTAAAGATTTCCCATGAAAGCAAAACTGCACTTCCACGAAAACGACAAAAAGAAAGACAAGACCATTGATGGTCTTTCGGTCGTCTTTAGAAAAGACGACATATTGGTTGTCGGCGGACGTTTTTACAAAATCGAGGACGCACAATATGACCCTGAACAGAAAGAGGCTACCTATTGGCTTGAGATCGGATACGACGAACATCCAACAGCCCCAAACTCAGGAAGCGCACCGTAAAAGACGCATACCTGGCCAAGTTGGCCTTCATTCGCTTGGTATTTCCTATCACTACTACGCGATAGGAAGAAAAGCCGAACAAGGCGATAGAGCCAACGCTGGGGTCGCTCTGAGTTTTCGGGATGTCAGTGGTGTTCGTATCCATTTTAGGAGCGTGGCTCATCTTTGACGTTAGCCAGTGAACCCTTCGCGTGCTTTATCAATCTCGGCATCTCAACCGCTATCAACAGACCAATTTCAGAAAGATCGTCCACGGGCCCACCCCACAGTTTTTGAAGCCTTTCAACCCTAGATTCCAATGAATGAAGCTCCGAAGAAGTCAGAGGGCGAGCGATTGCTTGAGCAAGTGCAGGGCATGAGCACGGGCTTGTTGCTTGAGTGGATTGCCGGAAAGAAAGACCACGTTTTAGACGTGTGGATAGGCCGCTACGAACTTGAGCGAAGAAGAGTGAAATGGAGCGAGATTCGTTCATGGGTTACTATCGGCATTTCTGTAGCCGCTTTGATTGTTTCGATTGTTGCGTTAGTGTTGAAAAAGAATGGCTAACCAAAGCATCACAGCCAACTCCGGGGAGCTTACGCTCCCCTCCGTGGCTGACTGCTGACGTTCGACCTACTGAAAAGCATCAGCGTCTTTTCGATGGTCTGTCCGGGTTTCACGAGCGGGCGGAACCATTCGTCCATTTCGGCGTGGCTCATCATTGACGTTCTCTTCCGGCTGGCGCTCAGTCGCGGCCGCCATCTCCGCGCGAAGGTCGTCGAGGCATCGCTGCGTGGCCGCGATCTCAATGCGATAGTCCATTCCGAGGCGTGGGTTGTGGGACATCACGACGGCACTTTGCTTTGCGCGGGCTTCCCATTTTGCCAGCAGTCGCTCTACGCTCGACACCGGCAGAGAACAAGTCGCCAGACCCGAACGCTCACATTGGCCCTGCGGTTCGGACAGCGGGAGTGCGCTCGGGTGTAGGATTTCGCGCACGGCCTCAGTGTAGCTCATGCCGCGATTTTTAATCAGTTCGGTTATCTTGCTCATGACTTATTTCTCCGTTCGGTTCGCGTCGGTCATCTCCGCGTTAGCCACTAGCGGCTGAACCATCATTTGCTTTGGGTTTTTCGAGATGTTGACTCAGCCATTCCGTTAGCGACTCGAATGTCTCGAAGACGTGAGGGACGTAAGCGATCATGCGCATGTCTTCGGATGATTCGGTGGCGATATAGCCGTTCGCCGCGGTTTCAATTTGGATTCGTTTCATCATAAAAAAAGAGGCTAACAAGTCCACAGAGCCAACGGCCCCGGTCGTGCGCAGCGGATTGGATGTCTGTTTTCGGTTTCATAGTGTCAGAAGTTTCGGTTGTGCGGCGTCGGCCGCAGCTCATCCTTGGGGTTCGGCAAAATTGCTGATTCAAGATCCAATGCCCGCGATTGGGCATCTTCTCTCGCCTCCGTCTCTGTTGTCCCAAACCCTTGAATTATTGGGGACAAATAGCAAACCCACGTATCCCGTATTTTCCGGGCCTCTGCCTTGTCGGTGTTAATTGTTTTCATGCTTCCTCCGAAATCATTAGCAGCTCCAAAGGGCTCGGCGTTTCCTGATATAGAAACAGCCGTATTTGGTTCCAAACGTCAAGCCGCGACTGGCGCGTGTCCACTTCCGAACGATTGCGGCGCATGCGCTCCGCCTCCCGGTTGAGCCGGAAGGTGGCAGCGCAAGCAGGATGGCGAACGGGAGGACGCCCCCGAACGCCCGAAGGCACCAAAAGGGCCTGTCCGCAGGTTGGGCAGGTCTTATTCACCGCAGTCCTCCCCGTGGTTGTTGTTGCGATCGAGGAAGGCGTAGACGACGGCGCCGATGCAGGCCAAGACAAACCCAAGGGTGGCGCGGATCATTTGCGGGCCTCCATAGCCGCGAAAGCGCGGCGGATTTCGTTGGCCTTCCGTTCCACATCTACCTCGAAGGCCTGAAAGGCCAGGCCGAGGGTGCGACCGGAGCCATGATGGAACGAAGGGGCTTCGTCCGGTCCGACAAACCCAGAAACCGACCAAAGGAAGGTTTGGGTCGAGCTGTTCCATGAGACCCCGAAGGCAAAGTTGGAAACGCCCTTGGGCGCCATGTCGGGACTAGCCATTTCAGCCAAAGCGTTTGCAATGGCGATTTCCTGGTCGATTAGGTTTTTCATGTGTGTTATATCTCCTATCTGCTAGTTGGTGTTCGTCCTAATTAGTCGAATTGGTGGCGTCCGTCAACTAGTAGGCTGAAAACCATTCCCTTTGCCTGATCGTATGTTTCCGCTGTTGCTACGTGCTTCCCCATGCGGAAAATGTCGAAAACCCTGCAATACGTCACTTCGGCATCCCACTCGTCCGACGCCTTGACAATCCCGTCGGGCTCCATGCGTGGAACTATTGAAATTCCACATCCAAAGTCATATCTTTTTTTGCAGGTCATGTTACACTCCCCACGAGGTAGTCGGCTTCGGAATCAACACCCAGTATGCGTGCTGCCTTATCGTATCTGCTTCCCATTTCGCATGACTCCAGTTCAAGCCCCGCGCAAACCTCCGCCATGTCACGCCTTCGGAAGTAATCCACGGAAAGGCGCTTGGCGTCTGTTAGTGCTGCGTCCGACGCGTCCATTTCCACGCGGCACCATTCGCAGCGGCCGTTGCCAGCAAGGGCCCAACAGCCCTTGCAACGGCCATCTTCAAACGATCCGGGATTTGAAATCCTTTTCACTGAAAACTTGTTTTTCATGGCTTAAAATTGGTGGCGATTTTCGGCCCGAAGGTCCTCTGCCAAATCACGGTTGCAGACTCGCTCAATCCCGTATTCGGTTAGGACACTGGCAATTTGCCTTGTCTCAAACCAGAACTCCGGTCGGTCCCGAATGCATACCAGGGCATCTGCCAGGGCCTTTACGGCCATTTGCTCACGGGTTAGGGGTTTGGGTGCTGTTTTGCGTTTCATGGGCTAGAATTGGTCGGAATTGAGGAAAGAGATGGTTTTCTGAGGAATGTAAACCTCAAGCTCGGGACGCGGAGGCGTATCCTCCCCGAAGGGCAGGCGTTTGCCTACGCAAACCCTCAATCCATCGTCAAAGCTAGTCGGGCCGTTCAGCATGTCGTTAAATGGAAAGCCTGACTCCCTCCACTTGAATCCCTTCGGAAAGGGGCGCGCGGCTACAAGGCCGAATTGTCCGTTGTGAATTGCTCGCTTTAGCAGCGCGTTAAGCTGTTCAATTTCCGTTTCGTTTAATGGTTTCTTTTTCATGGGTAATTTGGGTCCGAAGGATGGTTTCAAGCGCCAGGGCCAAGCCGACAAAGCCCGCCTCCCGTGCGCGCTGTATGGCTAGCATCAAATCAAGGTTTGTCATGGGCTGGAATGGTTGTTTCGTGGTTTTATTGATAGACACCGACAAACCAAACAAAGCGGCCATCGTCTCGTGCCAGCTTGCGAATAACCGACTTGGCCTCCGCCTCCGTATCGGCGTATTCAAAAACCTCCACGTTGCGCGGGTTATCCCTCCACTGTCTGCAAACAGCATATCCAAGCACCCGCTTGGCCGGGTCATGCGATTGAGCCCCTGTTATTTTTATGGCGTTCATTTTCACTTAAAATCTATTATACCAACCCTTTCCGAAGGGGTGAGCCTCAACTTGCTTTCTGGCGTGATAACTGAATCGTTTCAGGCTGTATTCCGCACCGTCCCGCTTGTCTGGCGACTGGTGCTTGGATAACTCCAGAAATGCCTCGCGGTGACGGTTGGCCCAAAAACGGTGCCACAAAAAATGGATCTTTCTCATAAGGTTTCACCTGCCCTGCCGCTAGTAGTTCAAATCGGGTTGGTTATTTCATGCGTTCAAGGTTTGACCCCGTAAACGCGCAACTCGCGCGCAAGGGCGCGCGTAACGCGGCGGGCGGACGCGGTGGAAATGTTTTCGGGAATGTGGAGCGAAAGGCTCGTGTTCTCGCCTGTCTCGCGCCAAACCGAGTCGGGCGGATAGGCCGTCACCCACCGAGCAACCTCGCACGGGGAACTGTCCGCTTCAAAGCGGTCCCCGTGTCCGCGCAGGATTTCCACCGCTTCCCGCAGTGTGAAGAGCGCCGGAGGTTGGCCCGCTTCATTTTCGGCGGGAATTTCCCCGCTTGGGTTGGTGATAAAACCACAGCGGGCACTATCGCCATTCACTGCGCTTTCTTCCGTCAGCGTGTCAAACGTGATGCGGAAACGTTGGGTTTGTCGGTTTTGAGTTGTCATAGGTTCAAGGTTGGTCATACCATTTCCACCCTAGCGCGAAGTTTGCCGTCCCACTTCGTGAAGTGGTTTCCGTCCCACGTATCAGCAGGCGCACCGAAGGTCCGCACGACAGCGTCCTCCATGCTTGTCGCCTCAACTGGCAAGCTACGGCCATCCTTTGCGAAATGCCGAAAGTTCCCGTTCAGGTATTCAATGACGTATTTGTTTTTCTTCATAGGTTCAAGGGTTCAAGCCTGCCCTCCCGCTTTGCTCAAACGGAAGGGCAGGGTGAAGCCTCAGCTTCGAGCTGGGCACACACTCAGAAAGCCGAAACAATCACTCCACCCTCAAATTCAATGCACGTTCCCTGATTGCTGATGAACTCACGAATCCGCTCCTCCCGCTCATCCTCCGGCATTTCATCGTCCATCCGGCATTCCTCGTTCGCATTTTCAGCCGAACCGAAATAGTCCTCGGCCCACGCCTCCAGAGACTCCCACTCGCCCCAGTCGCACCGGATGGCCACGGCATCAAACTCCATTTCTGTGCCGCTCTCCTCCTCAATCTCCTCCAGATATTCCACAAGGGCCTTGGCGCCCGCGTAGCTGAATCCATTCTCGCCCTTGTTATACAGCAAGTCTGCCGCGTGTGATGTGCTGAGTGTTAGTTTCATGGTTGGGTGATCAGTAGGTGAAACCTTCAGCAAGTTGGTCCCGAACGTCCCGCGCCAGCTCGCGCGAGTTGCAACGGCGGGTAAGGGTAACGACCGCCCAGACGGGGAAACCATAGGCGCCACCCGTGAAACTGTTGTCTCCGGTCTGGTAGTTCCATTCGCCTTCCGCATTTGCCCCGATAGTGACACACATAGACGGTGTGTCGTCGTCGGAATCGTCGGACGCACGATAGTCATCCCCGATAGTCTTCTTCAGCGCCACGAATAACGCGGCAAGTTCCACAATCGTCGGCAGCTTGTATTTCGTTTTCATTGTCTGTTTCCTCTCTGTTGTTTGTTGTGTGTTGTTCTCTCTAGCTCGCCATCACTCTACTACATTCCCCTTTCATTGTCTACCGGGGTAAATACCCTATTTTTCATTCCCCTACCTCTTTTTCCCTCCGCCCTGCCCGTTCCCCTGTCAATCGGGTTTATTGCCCATTCTCCACCATTCTCCCCAGTTTTCACGCACACAGCACACACAGCCTCCGCTCCTTCCTCCGCCTCGCTTCGCTTTCTCCGCTTGGCTGGGGATTCCACGATTTCAGCCGAGGGTTGATGGTGAACGCATCAGGATATTGAGATGCGTTGATGTAAGAAAAGAGGGTGCGTTTTTCTTACAGGGAGCTGTGGGGAGCACGTGTGAGCACGTGGTTCGCTCGCGTTGCTCGCTCACCGCACGTGACTACAGGTGAGGAGCTGTAGTAGATCGGGCCGTCGGTGTTAACAGTGTCTACGCCGTCTCACGGCTAGTGCCGTTCGTTACGGCCCATGCGCCGCAGCTACGCCGAAATGCCACTATGCCTCGCGTAGTTGCTCGGCAAGACGGACGGCAGCGCAAAAAGTTACGCCCTCCCCGAAATTATTTTCATCCCACCATTCCACCTAGGGGGGAGGGGGTTAGCTCGAGCTGCTGGCTTGCTTGTGTTAGTAGTCAACTGCCCCAGAAAAAATTATCTGTAAAAGGGGCCACTGCTGTGTAGGGAAGGCTTACCGGCTTCCGCCTCGCCTTGCCGATGTCGGCAGCAGGCTGCCGTCTCGTGCAACCGTATTGTAATTGAAAATAGCCCTTCGGGTAAGTTGGCAAGCCTTTTCTTTGATGTTTTTGAAGAAAGTTTGTAAGAGAGGGGTGGGTAGGGTTTTAAAATTGTGGATAAAAGGGGGCTTGACGGGTTGGGGGTGGTTTGTTTGGGTTTTCTTAGAAGCTCATGGAACCTACGACGAACGACAACGGCAACAACGCCCTTGGGGCGGCGGCAGAGGCGGTTTCCGTGAAGAATACAGGGTTTGGAGGCCGGACGAGTGCGGTGATGGCGGAGAGCGTGATGAATGCGTTGGGGACGGGGGATGGGCGGTCTGTGGTGGAGGAGAAGAATCCGGCTAAGGCTGCGTTGGCTTTGGATTTGATGGCTGAGGGGAAGAGCTTGAGGTCGATTGGGAAGAAGACGGGGTTGGGGTTGCATGACTTGACGGCGTTGCGTAGTCGGCATGTGGGGGCTTTGGCGGAGAGGAAGCGGGAGATAGCGCAGGGGGCGTTGCAGGGGCTGGAGGCTAGCCGGATGTTGGCTATGGAGAAGATGCAGATGATTGCGGATGATGAGGAGGAGTTGAAGAAGACGAATTTGCGGGACGTGATGGTGGCTTATGGCATTTTCAACGACAAGTTCCGGGATGCGACGGGGGAGAGCAACAAGATGACGCATGACGTGCGGGTGATAGGGACGACGTTGGAGGATGCGCACAAGTTCATTGAGGCGGCGAAGGAGAAGGCTAGGAAGCGAAAGGAGACGGCTGCGGTGGAGGTTGTGGTTGAGGAGGTGAAGGGAAATGGTTAAGGAACGGCGCATTTCATGGACTTGCTCGTATGAGCAGGGGGAAGAGGCTGCCGAGTTGGCGGAGGGCTTTGCTGCGATGGAGTGGGAGACAGCGAACGGCAAGGAGGATGGATGGGAGCGGGTGAGGACAATTTGGAATGATCCGAGGTTGGGTTATGCCGGTTACATCCGGGGAAAGACGCTTAAATGAAAAACGAAGTAGGTAAGTGGTATAAATACGAAGAGCTTGGCGACAAGGGCGATTTGTATGTGACACGGCACGCCGGGCTTATTTGTTTTGGCCTTTATTTGGGACGCGATCCCGGTGGTCGTGTTTGGTGGGGCGCAACGCCATACAGCCGCGATGCTGGGCTCCTTGTAGATGGGAGCCTTTGGTCGTCGGAACATGAAATGCTTTTTTTGAAGATCTGCGACAACTTGCCAATGAGCGAGGCTGATGCCCTTGGTGCCATCAAAAAAGCACTTGTTTAATGCTTACTTGGAAGAGACATGAGTTGTTGAAGCCTCCGACGGACGAGGAGGTGGCGTTGATGGAGCCGGAGGAGTTGCTGGCGGTCCACAAGGCTTACCACGAGTCGATAGAGAATGCGGAGCGTGACCCGTATCGGTTCGGGTTTGTCCTGGATCACTGGAAGCAGGGTGACTTCTGGTGGGCCAAGTATCGGACGCTGCTTCTTTTTGGGGCTAACCGCTGTCTTGCCGGCGAACAGGTTATCTACGACCCCGTAAAAGGAAAAGCCCTCCGAGTTGACTCAATCACGGAGGGCTTTCATGTAACGGCCTACGATTTGGTTAACGATAGGTTTGTTACGGCAAAGGCTTTGCGGCCTTTTCAAAAACCAGCTCAGGAGTTGTTTGGTGTTTCTCTATCCAATGGAGAAACTCTATTTTGCTCGGCGGCGCATCTAGTCCTAACTCCTTCTGGATGGAAAGAAGTAGGTCAGCTAGCTGTTGGAGACTGCATTTGCGGGCAGCCTCAAAGCTCTTCAGAATCGCAGAAGCCCGTATGCGTGCCAAGCCAAGTGGCGTCCACTTCGGACATTGACCAAGAAGCGTTTCAGCCAAGTGCCTTGAGTTGGAGTCAAAAAGCTCAAGGTTCTCAATCCGATTGTCAGTCTTATCGTTGTTCTTGTGATGAACAACTTCGGTCGGCAGAAGATTCCTCCCGAGATGCTTCTCCATCACAAGGCGGTGCTCTTGGATGTATTTCTCCTTCCGGTAATACTTTCCATTTGCTTTCAGCCGGCGCGCCTCGTTCAGGCGAAGGCATTCGTGATGGTCTGGCGCCCAAACGTGAACGTAGCCATTTTTATCAAGGATTCGCCCGCCTTTCCATTGTGGGTGACCTTCTGCGGCGCGCGGCCCTCGGCGCTGGCACTTTATTCCGTGCTTTTTGCAAACCTTGGTCACGAGTTTACGGGTTATTCGCGGGTCCAGATTGGCAGAAAGATGGCTGGCAATGCGATCTTGCGTCCATCCATCTGCAATCCACTTACGAATGTCCTCAACTGGATACTGAATCGAACTTGTTCTCATGCGGGGCTAATAATACCACACGAGTAAGCATTGTCAACATCTATTCGCTCCGCAACGATACCGTGTGGGATTTTGAGGTTCCCTATTTCCACAACTACGTATCCGCTGGAATCATCTCACACAACTCGGGAAAGACGAGCTACGGCGCTCGGGCCGTGGTTAAAGCTGCCATTGAGAATGCCGGGAGCCTGATTTACTGCTTCAGCCAGACCGAGGAAACGTCTTTGCTTGTTCAGCAGCCAGCCATTTACCTAGCCCTTCCGGCTGAATTAAAGGTGAAACGGACGGAAAGCGTCACTCACATCAGCTACAGCAGCCAAAACGGCTTTACGGGGAATGCTTTGGTGCTTCCGAACGGCTCCCGAATCGTCTTCAAGTTCTACACGCAGTTCCAGCAGAACCAATCCATCCTTGAGGGCATGGAATTGGGCTGTCGTGACCCTCAGTTCATCAATATCGGGGCTTGGCTGGACGAGTATTTGCTGGGGATGGAGTTGGTTGACCGGCTTTATTTGCGTCTGGCTACCCGTAACGCCAAATTGCTCATCACCTTTACTCCGAAGGACGGCATTACGGAGACGGTTAAGTATTTCCTGAAGGGTTCAGAAACGGTGGAAAAGCGGGATGCGGAGTTGATGCGGGTTTTGCATGGCCGCAAGGACTGCGAAGTGCCCTACATCCAGAAGAACGAGGGCCGCAACACGGCTATCATCTACTTTCACAGCAAGGACAACCCTTGGAGCGGCTATCAAACCATCGTAGAGACTTGTAAGAGCAAGGGAGATCCCGATTACACGCTGACGGCGGCTTACGGAGTGCCTACGGCCATGTTTGACACGCCGTTCCCCTGCTTTTCGACGGAAGTGAACGTGGTTAAGCCGTCGGACATGCCGACGAAAGGCATAACCCGTTACATGGTGCTTGATCCGGCGGGGCGGAAGAACTGGTTCATGGTTTGGATTGCGGTGGACGAGGACGGGACGTTCTGGGTTTACCGGGAATGGCCTGGCGTGGATGTCGGGGAGTGGGCTGTGGAGAAAAACGGGCAAATGGTTGCCGGTTTGGGCTCCAAGGGGAAGGGATATGGCATCGGGGAGTATGTTTCCTTGATTCGGTCGCTGGAAAAGCTGCCCGGAGAGGTAATTCACGAGCGCATCATCGACCCACGGCTCGGGCAGACCAAGTATTTGAAGGAAAGCGGAGCCTCCTCCATCATCGAAGACCTTGCCGATCAGGATATGGTTTTCATCCCTGCTCCGGCGCTGGACATCGAGGACGGTTTGCAGGCTTTGCAGACTAAGATGGCGTATGACCGCCGGAAGCGGCTCGATTCCATGAACCATCCGCACTTCTACATCAGCAACGAGTGCGAGAACACGATTGCGGCCTTGCAGCTCTACACGGGAGAGGGCGGATATGAGGAGGCTTGGAAGGACCCCATCGACTGTCTGCGTTACGCTGCCATCACCGGCATTTACCACATCGGCGACAAGAAACCCCGTGTCATCACGGGCCAACGAGGATACTGAACATGGCTAACATCAAATTCGAGGACTTGCGGCAGGAGCTTCGGCTGAACCGGCTGGAGTTGAGCAAAATTCGAAAGCACAAGTGCATCGAGGTCGAGGACTGGTTCAGGGACGAGACGGGCTCGTGGTTTACCGAGGCCGGTGCGGACAAGGTTCGGCTGGCGGTGGCCATTCCGCTGGCCGTGCCGGATCGGCAGCAGGTTCGCATCCTGGCCCCGGCGCCGAACAAACGGTGGGTTTGGGCCATCACGCTTGGCAAAGACAGCCATCGGGTTCCTGTCTTTATCCCCTCACGCATCCGCCCCGAGAGCCTTGTGGGCAAGCTCATCACGGTTGACGTAATTCAGGACAATACCGGCATCACCTACCGCCATGAATCCATCGGAAAGCTCAAGCGATAAGATGAGCAACGTCGAGTTGTTCGAGCATCACAACCGACTGATAGGGTTTGAGATTCTCACTCGTAGCATTGCTTCGTGCTATTATCCAATGGGGTTGCCGGAACTTCAAGAGAAGGTGGGTCTTAATCCCAAAATCATCCACCTCATCATCGGCAAACTGAAGAAAACCTATGGACGACACCAAGGAAATCGAGCTGCTTTATTCGAGCGAAAAGCCGGACGTTGCGCTGCTGAAGAAGGCGTATGACGACACGGTAACGGGCCTTGCTGTCTATCAGCGCGCGGCGAAGACGAGCTTCGATACGCGGCACAACATTTGGGCGGGCAAGTCTGAGGATTTGCGGAAGAAGGGTGCGGATGCTTTCCCGTGGACGGATGCCTCGGATACGGAGGTTTTCCTGTCGGACAATGCCGTAAACACCTACATTGCCCTGTTTATGAACGCCCTTCAGCGGGCGAACATCCGGGCAAATCCGGTGGGGTTTGACGACATCGAGCGTTCGGCTACGGTTTCGGCGTTTCTGCGGTGGATGGTGGCGAGCTACATCCCGGACTTCCGCCGGCAGATGGAGCTCGGGGCAAACGACCTGCTGACCAAGGGCGTGATGATTACGCACGTGGGATGGCTTCAGGAGAAGCGCACGTTTCTTCAGGACATCACCCTTGAGCAGATGGCGGCGGTGAGTCCCGACTTGGTTCGGGCCATCATGGAGAAGACCAAGGAAGAGGAAATCATTGCCCTCTTCGGCCAGTTCTTCGGCAAGGTGGACGACAAGAAGTTTGCCAAGCGCATGAAAGAGGCGCTGAAGGATCTGCGTAAGACCGGCAAGGCCCGTATTCCGGTAAGCCGAAACTCGGTTGACTGCCCCTGCGTGGAAAGCATGTCGCCGGACCAAGACCTCATTTTCCCGAATTACACGCGGGATTACCAGTCGGCTCCGCATTGCTTCCGGCTGCGGAAGATGACGCCGCAGGCGATTGAGAACGCGGTGGCTACGCTCGGGTGGGATGAGGAGTGGGCGGAGGCGGTGTTGAAGGTTGCGCTCGGCAAGGACTACCGGACCGGCGACGCCATCAACAACAGGGTGCTTATTCGTGAGGGTGGACTTACCAACAAGCTGGTTGATGTGGTTTATGCCTACCAGCGCCTCATCGACGAGGACGGCGCCGAGGGTATTTACGAGACGATTTTCTGCCCCCTGTCGGTGGAATACGAGGGCCGCGAGGTGTATGCCAAGCATTCCCTGATGAACGGCTTTGACGACTACCCCGTGGTGGTTACGAAGCTCGGGGAAGAGTCGCAGCGGCTCTACGAGGGCGCTTCCGTGCCCGAGCGGCTACGCGGGCTCCAAATGACGGTGAAGGCGGAGCGGGACAGCCGCATCGACCGCAACAGCCTTTCTACGGTGCCTCCGCTGCTTTGCCCGGTTGGCTCCGAGCCCAAGGAATGGGGGCCCAAGTCAATCATCCCCTATCGCCGGCAGAACGAAATCAGTTTCGCTCCTACGCCCCAGTTCAATCCCGGCTCCATCGAAATCGAGAATACGATGCTGATGGAGGCCAACAAGGTGATGGGCCTCGACCATGAGAATCCGCTGGCTCCGCAGCGCCAGCAGTTCTTCATCAACAAGTTTCTGGAGCACGTCCGGGACGTCATCAAGTTGGCATTCAAGTGCTATCAGCGGTTCGGTCCCGAGTCGGTGTTCTTCCGCGTTACGGGTAAGGGCGAGGGCCAGACCATGAGCAAGGGCTCCGCCGACGAAAACTACGACATCACCATCGAGTTTGACGTGATGCTGAACGACCCGGAGAACATGGAGAAAATCCTCCAGCAGTTCGTCAGCCTGCGGCAGCTGGACGCTAACGGGCGTATTGACATGGATCTCCTTTTGGGGAGTATCGCCTCCATGATTAGCCCGACGGTTGCCGACGCCATTCTCCGTCCGGCCCAGACGGCTACCCAGGAAGTCACGCGTGATGTGATGGATGATTTGAGCAAAATCTACGCGGGCATGGAAATGGGCGCCCGCCCCAACGGAGCACAAATTGCCATGCAGGTTATCCAGCAGTATGTCCAGCAGCCCGACGTTTCGCAGCGCCTTAGCGCCGATGAGGCGTTCTACAAGCGTCTGGTCAAATACCAGGAGCAGTATCAGTTCCAGATCCAGCAGGCGCAGAACGCCCAGATTGGCAAGCTTGGCACAGCGCCGGCACAGGTTGGCGGAATGCAAACCCAAGGAATCCAGCAATGAAAAAGCCCACACTTGAGCAGGCGGTAAAGGCTTTGGAGCACAACGAGAACTTCCAAGTTGTCATTGAGTTCATCGAGATGCAGAAGGAAAGTTCCCTCGCCGAACTCTATCGCGCCAACAACGATCAGGTTCAGCAGATTTCGGGTGAGCTTATTGCATCCGATCGTATCCTCAAGACGTTGAAGTGGATTTTGTAAGCACCGTGCAATAACGGGTGCTAGTATGCGGTCAGCTTGCGCCGGGGCGTTAATCCGGTGATTCAATGACCGATACCAAACCTATGCCCGACGCCGGGGGCTCTACAAATACGGTGGAAGCGAAGCCTATGGATGCGGAGAAGTTCTTTCTCCAGCGTCGCGTAGCCAGCCTGACTGGCAAGAAGGAGGAAGCGTCACAAGCGCAACCTGCAACAAGCGAGCAACCGGCTGAGACAGCCCCCGAAGTCCCGAAGGTTCCCGAGGCCGAAAACACGCCCGAATTGGAGCAAGCCCCGACGGAACAGCCCAAGGACGAACGGAAAGACGTTCTTTCCAAGTTGGATTTGGGGAATTTGTCCGAGCAAGAGCTGGACGATTTGGCCAAGAAGCTCGGCAGTGGTGCGGTTGCCCGTTACGGGGAACTCACCGCCAAACGCAAGCAGGCGGAAGAAAAAGCCGCTGCCCTTGCCGCCGAGATCGAGCGGATGCGTGCGGAGAAAACGCAGGCTACGCCGAAGGTTGACAACAACCCCTACGCGGACGTTACCACCCTCGCAGACTTGCAAGCCAAGGATGCGGAGGCGAGGCAGGCCGTGGAGGTGTTGGAGGAAAAACTCTTCGAGGCTTCCGACCTTTCAGTAAATGACATCGCTGCCAATATCAACGGCAGGGATTACACCAAGGTCGAACTACGCAAGGCTCTATTGGAGGCCAAGAAGGCGCGTGATTCGTTTATCCCTGCCCAGATGCAGGAGTTGAAAGAGCGTGAAGTCCGCAAGACTCTCAAGGCTCAACTGGACGAGAAGATGCGCCAAGAGTTGGCTTGGCTCGAAGGCACGGACAATGACACGCGGAAGCAGTTTGAAACGCTTCGCTCGGGTCCGGTAGTGGAGAAAATCCGCAAGCTGGTTCCCGAGGCCGAGGCGGCGCTGGACTACCTTTTCGCCCACGCGGCGAACAGCATGTATGGCGTTCGGAAAGTGATTTCGCAAGAGCCCCAGTCGATGAAGATTACGCCCCCATCTCCGGCACGCACGCAAGCGGCTCCCTCCGCCCGCGTGGATGCCAAGTCAGAGGCTTTCCTTAAAGACTTGGATAGTCGTTTTCGCAAAACAGGTGACCCCGAGGTTTGGGTAAAGCTCCAAGCAGCAAAGCTAGCATCAAGAAAATAAGCCAACATGGCCTTCAGTAACAGTTACGATACCACTTCGCCCGGCTCCGCCGCGCTGAACCGCGAGCAGCTTCTCGATTCCGTCGAAATGCTGGCTCCTGAGCAGACTCCGTTCTACTCCACCGCCTCCAAGATCAAGGCGACCTCCACCTTTGTTGAGTGGGGCCTTGACAAGCTCTCCAGCCCGGTCACCACGGCGGTTGCCGAGGGTTTGGACGTGCAGGACTTCACGGATGCGTTTGAGAACGTAGCCCGTGTCGGCAACTACACCCATAAGCTCCGCCGGAGCTACATGGTTTCCGACATCCAGGAAGCTGTCACGTCGGTTGGTCCGCAGGACATTGCCCGTGCGCAGATGAAGGCGACGATGGAGCTGAAACGCGACATCGAAGCCACCCTGCTTGGCACCCAGGACCGCGCGGCCCCCGATGGCGCCGGCACCGCGTCTACGCTGCGTGGCTTTGGCGACTGGATTGACAGCGCCGGCCCGTCCGACGTTCCTGCGGCCTATCGCACCCCGTCCGGCAGCATCCACGCGTCCGGCACGTTCAGCGAGACGGTTCTCAACAACCTCATCACGTCGATTTATCGCACGTCCGGCGAGGCTCAGAACCTCACCCTGCTTGCCGATACGGCGCTTCGTCGGGTTATCTCCGACTTCGCCCGTGCGGACACGACCTCGGGTGCTTATCGCACCTTCAATGCCTCCAGCTCGGACGCTACGATCACCCTCAAGGTGTCGCAGTATGATTCGGACCACGGCATTGTGTCCATCATCAACATGAACCCGGATTGCGCGCCGGACACCACCAACAAGGATACTGGCTACATCATCAATCCGAGCAAATACTCGGTTGCGGAGCTGATTCCGATTGGTGTTACGGCCGGCATGAATGAAGGTGGCGGTCGGCGCGGCTGGGTTGACTGGGTTGGCACGCTCCGCGTCTCCCATCCGGCCGCCCACGGCAAGATCACGGTCCTCAGCTAACCCTTAACCAAGGACTAACCAACATGCCTGCTCTCTCCAATCCTGAAGTCACCAAGGGGTTCACCCACGTCTACAAGTTCGATTACGTCGATCTTCAGGCCACGGGCTTCCTTTCCACGCTCGGCGCGGCCAACCAGAAGATCATCGCTTCCGTCCCTCCGGGCGGCATCGTTGAACTCTGCGCGGTTATCAACCTGACCGCCGAGGCCGGCACGTCCGACCTGACGCTTGACGTTGGCGTTACCGCTGCCGACCCCGATGAGTTCATCGACAACCTCGACCTCGACGCTCTGACCTACGCCTCGTTCAACACGGGTGATGCGTTTGTCGGCACGGACTCCGGTTCGGCCACGACCACGAACGTCGTCAACGGCTACATCAACAACACCAGCTCGGCCAAGTCGGTTTACATGGAAGTCAATGGCACCCATGCCAACCTGACTGCCGGCGAGTGGATCATCGGTCTGAAGATTACCGATCTGCTGTCCGCCGCCTAAGTAGCAACCCGTTGTGCTAGTATTGAGGGGAGGAGCTTCGGCTCCTCCCCTTTTTCATGCAAATCATTACGGCTTTGCCGCGTTACAGCGACGGCGAGATTGATCGGGCGATTTTCAAGGAACTCAAAACCGGGCATCAGTTGCTCAAGGCGCGCGAGGAGTTCCGTGACAATCAGGCTGCGCTTGAGGCGGAGTCATTCAAAGGCCACAAGTCAATCAAGGGGTTGGGCAAGTGCGTGGCGGTTTGGGACCAGGGGGACTACCTGCGCATGGTAAAGAAATACGGGCATCAGGAAGTGAACAGCAAGGACTTCCTGCGGACGTTCCAGAAGCTCTACCCGCATTTGAGCCCCAACCGAGTCTGACATGGAAACCGAGACATACACGAACGTCTACACGTTGGTAAAGGCCCTGTCGGGCAACACGGCGTTTACCACGGAAGAGGACACGCTGGTAAACAGCTTCATCAACCGTCGTATTTACGACGCCTACCGGCGGTTTGAGCGTTGGCCGCGTTACCTGAAGCTGGGGGAGGCACGTGCGGCTACGGCGGGGGTTGTTCCGTTCACGCAGGAAACCCTGAGCAACGTGGACACGTTCCTTCGCATTTACGCCGAGGAGCCCTACCTGACCAACTCGGTGAGGGAGTTTGATTTTGTCGTTACGGTGGATGGGGCGCAAGTCATCGGGGAATACGACGACGCCACCACGTTTTACGTCGATTACAAGAAGCGGCTGGACGGTCCGTTCAACAACACGACCAACACAGCCATCCCGATTGAGTTCAGCAAGTATGCGGCCTACGGAGCGTATGCCGACTTCCTGCGTTACGATGAGCAGCACGCCAAGGCGCAGGTTGAGGACGCCAATGCTGAACAATACCTCTTGCTAGAATTGCGCTCGGCTATGGCGCAGAGCAACAACCGCAATGCGGGGATGCGTATTCGTAGCCACCACACCGCCCAATCCCGCTGAACATGGCCAACGCTCGTATTGTCAACACGCCCTCGCAGGCCATCAAGCAGGATGGCACGACGCACACGCAAATCACCGTTGGATCGTCTTCGGCTGCGCTTAGTGCCAGCCTTACGCTTAATGCCAGCACTACGCACGTCCTTTTGCAGTTTAACAATGCCAACGCGCGCGTGACGTTTGACGGGGCTACGGCGGCTACCAGCACGAAGGGGTTTCTCTACACGGACGGCAGTTCGGCCTACTGGACTCGCCAGATGTTCAACTCGGCGCGCGCCATCCGCACGGCAAGCACGGACGTTGTGGTTGAGGTTCAGGAACTCAACTACCTCTAAGCATGGACATTTTCAAAACCCTCCTTGTCAGCACGCCGGGTGCGGTTGGCAGCTCGGTTGCCATTACCGGAGGCAGCATCAACGGCACCAACATCGGTGCTACGACGCCGGGATCTGGGGCGTTTACTACGCTTACGGCTTCGGGTGCCACTACGCTTACGGCCACCACGGCTTCCACCTCCACCACCACCGGGGCTTTGGTGGTATCGGGTGGTGTGGGCGTTGCGGGGGCTGTATGGGCTGGCGGTAAGGCTTTTTTCAACGGAGCTTCCGACATTGGTGGCAACACCGCTTTGCAGGTAGCTACTACTGGTGGCGGTATTCGCGTGGATTCTGGCTCAGCCAGCAGCGGAACATATCCAGCACTCATTCTTACCTCTTCCGGTGCTGGTTGGGGTTCCGGGTTTCAGTTGCAAAACTCCACCGCCGTGACTGGACGGAAATGGGGCGTTTATGCCGGCTCAGGCGGAAACCTTTCGTTTGCCGATGAAACTGCCGGTCTTGAATGGGCAACCACTACTGGTGGTTCGATTGGTGCTGGTAATTTCAAGGTTAATTACACCACCGCTTCCACCTCCACCACCACTGGTGCGTTGGTAGTGTCTGGCGGGATTGGAGCTGCCGGAGCTGCAAACGTAGGAACCTACTACGGTATGGTTGATGGTGTTACTGCCCCAGGGGCTACCGTTGGCTACGCTAAGATTTACGTCGATACTGCTGACGGTGACTTGAAGGTTATCTTTGGTGATGGAACCATCAAGACGCTTGCTACTGACACCTAACAAGTAAAGGCAACTACGCCTCGCTACGTCGCTCGGCGAGACGGACGCCAGACGGAAAAGTTACACTCTTTTTCCGTTTTCCTGAAAAAAGAAACCTAGCCTCTAAGAACCATGCCCACCGTAGAAACCTACCTCTTTCGCATTCAGACCGATCCCAATGCCTCTGCCGATCCTACCGGCACGGCCTTCTTTGGGGAGAAAACCACTGTTGGCGACAAGGTGTTTAAGGACGACCTTGCCTCGTCGGTTTCGTGGCGTTTGCTTGACGACAAAACCGTAACGGTTAGTGGTAAGACGCTGACCTACGCTGAGGTGAGTGCGTTTGTTACGGCTATCGCCTATCAGGAAAAAGCCGGCTCTGAATGACACCGGAAACCATCGAACTGAAAATCCAAATCGACCTGCTTGCTCAGTCGCAGGCAAGTCTAGTGAAAACGCTAGCCCAGAAGCTCTTTGAAATTGAAGAACTCCAAAAGAAGCTGGCTGGTAAGTGTTCCGATTGTAGCGGTCGCGCTACTGATTAGTAGCTGCGGGAAGAAGGCTTCGTCTCCGGCAGCGGGTTCTTACAAGGCGTTTCAGTTGCCCCTGCCGGGGTTTATAGGGGATGAGAGTTACGCCGGGGTCAGGAGTTCGGCGTTGTTTGAGCTTCACGAGGAGTTTGAGCGGGTAGTGTTCAAGGCCGGTATGCCGGCCAGGTGGGACCGCCGCTTCGACTGCAACAGGTTTGCGGGGCTTTGGATTGGGCTTGCGCAGGTTCGCTATGCTGCCGAGCAGTGGCATAGCAAGACGGCTCCGCAAGCCCTTGCCTTGGCCGAGGTCTGGTATAAGCCCGATTATGCCCCGGTTGGAGTGGGTCATGCCATTGTTGCTGCGGCAACAGAAGTTGGCCTAGTTTTCTTTGAGCCTCAAACTGGTTCGTTGGTTACGCTTTCTGCGGCGGAGCGTGCCTCAATTTACTTCGTCCGCTGGTAAACATGGGACTTCTCTCCTTTCTTGCGTCTGCGGCTGGTGGCACGGTGTTGGGTGGCCTTACCCAACTTCTAGGCACGTTTGCCTCTGAAGCCAAGGAATGGTCGGCGAGCAAGCGCCGGATCGCCGAGCTGACGGCGATGAAGGAGCGCGACATTGCGATTGGGGAGCTTCAGGCTTTCACCAAGGCGCAGGAAGCCTCCATCAGCAGCGGTTACACGCCCCCCGAGACGGCTTCTGGGTGGATGCACGGCTTGTTTACCATCGTTGAGGCGCTTACCCGTGTCATCCGGCCCGCGCTGGTCATCTGGGCGGCCTTTTACATTTTCAACCTTCCGCCTACGGTTGCGGGTCCGTTGCAGCCAGAAATTATCGCCGTTGCCTTTGCCTGCATCTATTTCTGGCTGGGTGTCCGCCATCAGGGGAAGAAGTAAGACATGCCGATTCTTTGCACATTTGCAGCGGCTTCGGCTCGGGGTTGGGGCTCTTTTGGCAGTTCGGGAGCCTTTGTGGCTGCCACGGGCGGGTCCACCAGCACGTCCGGCAACTACAAGACCCATGAGTTTACGTCCTCCGGGACGTTTACGGTTACGGGGGCTCCGGCAGGGGCTACGGTTGAGGTAATGGTGGTAGGTGGTGGCGGTGCAGCCTCGTTTGCGGGCGGTGGTGGTGGTGGCTACGTCTATTCTAGTGCCATTCCCGTGAGTTTAGGCTCGTTTTCTGTCACGGTTGGGGCAGGCGGTGCGGCTCCGGGAGATAATGGCTCTAATTCGGCTTTCTCGACGCTTGTGGCCCTTGGGGGTGGCGCCGAGAACACGGCGGGCGGTTGCGGTGGTGGTGGGCGGGATAGGGGCGGTGCGCCTGGCCTTCAGCCGACTAGCGCCAGCGGCGGGTATGGCTATGCCGGCGGCAACTGGGCCTCTACGGGCTTTGACGGCGGTGGTGGCGGTGCTGGGGCGGCTGGTAGCGGAACCACGGGTGGGGCGGGCCGTTCGGCAGACATCGGGACGGGCACGTTTGCGGCTGGTGGCAACGGCGTCAATGGCGGCACGGGGGCTGGCACGGCTGGCACGGCCAACACGGGTAATGGCGGCACGGGCGGGACTTATGGTTATGGCGGGGCAGGCGGCAGCGGTATTGTAAGGGTCAGGTATCTCTATCAGTAAGCCATGAGTTTCAAAACGCGCATTGAAGACATTCTGACCGGGGCGTTCCCGGCGTTTGCCACCATCACCCTGTCTGAGATTCATCAGCTTGCGGGCATTGCCGGCGCTCTCATCGGTGCGGGCTACGTCATCTGGAAGTGGCGGATGGATGCCAAAATTGTGAAGAAGTTCGGCAAGTTCAAAGACTGATGCCGTCTCCCGAGAAAGTTTACGTCACGAATCATGCCCTGCGGATGGCCGCACAGGGCAACGATGGTCGGGTTGTGGATCTTGCAACGACTGCCGAGGGGCACTTGGAAGTAGCCATCCACGCCCCACGGCTTCCATTCGGCTCGGTGCATACGGAGTCGCTTACGCCCGTCTTTCAGTCGGATGCGGTTTACGGCATAAACACGCAGCAGGTGTCTAGCTCGACTAGCGGAAGCGGCGCCGTGTCGGCAAGCGACTCCCTCTTCACCTGCTCAACCGGCACCACCATTTACTCGTTCGGGACTCTTCAAAGCCGCAAACGTCTACGTTATCGAGCAGGACAGGGTGTTGTTGGTCGATTTACGGGACGTTTCACGACGGGTGTTGCCAGTTCAATTCAGGTTGCCGGTGTGGGTCATGCCGAGGATGGGTTCTATTTCGGCTACAACGGCACGTCCTTTGGCATCTTGCACGTCAACCGCGGCGTCCGCGAGGTTCGGACGCTTACGGTGACGACTGCCAGCACGGCAACCAACAACTACAACGTCACCCTCAACGGGACGGCGTTCAACGTGACGGCCACGAACAACGGCAGCACGGCCCGCACGGCTTACGAAATCAGCCGCGGCACGTTCACGGGCTGGGACGCCGAATCCATAGGTTCCACGGTTGTTTTCGTGAAGAACAGCGCCGGCGCAGCCTCCGGCAGTTATTCCCTTGCCCAGAGCGGGGCAGGAACGCCCGCGGCAGGCTCCTTTGCCCAAACCAAGGCCGGGGCGGCGTCTACGGATACGTGGTATGCCCAAACCGCGTGGAATGGCGATAAACTCAACGGAACGGGACCTAGCGGCGTCACCCTCGATCCCACCAAGGGCAACGTCTTTGAGATTGGAATCCAATACCTCGGATACGGGTCGGTTGAGTTTAAGGTTGAGGTAACGTCAAGCGACGGGAACAATAGCGACTTTGTAACGGTTCACACGCTGCGGTTTCCTAACACGCTTACGGCCACCCATGTCGGCAATCCGTCCTTTCCGTTTACGATGGCGTCGTATTCGGCGGGCAGCACGACCGACCTCAGCGTTTACTGCGGCTCCTTCTCGGGCTTCATCGAGGGCCAGAAGGTTTTGCACGGACCTCGCTATTCCTACGTCAATACCCTCACGACGGTTGGTGCCACCAACTATCAGGCGTTGTTCACCATCAGGAATACCCGCTACTTCGGCGGGCGGACCAACCAGTCGGTTATCAATCTGCTTTCGGTGTCCGGTGCGCTGAAGCATACGCAACCCTGCATCTTCTACCTCATCAAGAACGGAGAGCTTGCCGGCACGCCCAGCTTTGCGGCGTTCACCTCCGGCAGTTGCTCGACGTGGGACACGGCTGCAACTACGGTGAC